CCCCGGGCTTGCGGATCTCGACTTATCTACTTGCCAACTTAAGCTAGGCGTTCGTGCGAGGCGCTTGGACCGTTCCTCTGTAGTTGTAAGCTAACAAGCACCAACCTACACGGTGAACTAATTATTTCAAGTACCGTGCTTTGTGACCTACGACACAGTACACGATGGCTACGGGCGCTGGTAGGGCGCACTCCAGATCCCATACACCGTGCCAGCCAGGGTAGCTACTGCGGTAGCCACCAAGCCCCAGTCACCTGCCGTGAGGCCACCGTCCAGCGCACCCTGCACACTCGCCAGCGCGGTCACGCCAGCCGTGAGCGTGGCACCCAGAGCACCTACCCACATCTTGGTTTTAGTAGTGTTGTCCATTTTCTTGACTCCTGTCTTGTATGTTAAGGAGTAACGGGGTTGGGGTTGTCTAGTGAGCCCAAGACAGTACGGATCGCGCGCTGTGTATGCACGTCCACACCGTCCAAAAACGCAATGATCTGTGTGTCAGTCAAATTGATTTGAGTTTTGGCATCACTGATAGCAGCGAGCAATGCAGCCTGATCGGCGGTGAGCGCACCTTCTAATGCGGCCACATGTGCCAAAATTTTGGCACTATTATCAGCCGCCAGTTTGGAACTACTTTCAGCGTTGGCCCACGCGGCGCCTGCCTCACGCGCTACAGGCGGCGCACCCGGTGGCACCCAGTAGTACTGGTCAATGCGGGTATTCGGTTCCATGTCATTCCTCCAATTGTGCTGACCCCAGTCAAGCTGTAAGACATCATTGGTATCGCACGCAACACCACTGACTAGCGCCGTACCTATCTGCTGGTACAGGTGTGCCGACGCGTCACGTATACCGTGCGACCAGGCTGCTGTCTGCCAGAAGTAACGAGCTACGCCAGCCGCACGCGTAGCAGAGATAACGTCTGCTTCACCATAGACACCTGTTACATACACACCACCTAATGTGGTGTTGGCACCCCGTAAATAATCGAGCATGACAGCGAACTCATTAGATGTGACCACATCCTGATCTACTGCCATGTAGATAGGGCGATCAGCTGGGAATCCAATCGCATTGGCATGATCGCGTGCTTGACGTCCAGCCAACTGGCCACGGTTGAACCCGCCCCGCCAGTCGGTAGCGGTGTCTTCGTAGATTAATCCCATGCCTAATTGGTGCGCTGTGAAGTCATCTAGCTCACCCTTGTCTGTGCACTTCGGCCGTTGTGGAAAACCGACATAACGCACAGCACCGCTGAAGCCAGATAACTTAATTGCATTCGCGCCAGGGCGACCGCCAGAATAATCTACTACGCGTGCTAAAGGTACGGGCATTCCTTCCTCCTTACTTTATGTAGTTGTGAATAGTGATGCTTCGCTACTCAGTTCCTGATAACCGTTGGCATGCAAGTTGTCACGGTTAACCATGTAAGCCTTGATGTCGACAATGACTACCCAGTCCCCCTCATTGAATGTATCATGGAACGGTAGGAACTCCCATGAACCATCCGGGTGCCTGGTCACGCTCATATTTTTTGGCTCGATTAACAAATTAATTGCCGACAAGTTGGCCTCGACTAGCTCGAATACCGGGAATATCGGCGGAGTTGTCGTGCACCAAACTACATTAAAAGCCATTACTATTCCTCTCCCATTACCATTACCATTACCCCTAACCGCTGCGTGTTACCTTAATTCTATTGATTGCATAGTTAGCGTCACCGTCTAGCTTGAGTATGCCAGAACCGAGCGCTATCCAGCCGACACAAGCTACACCATAAGTGCCGGTAGAGCTAGCCGTGAACTGGCCACTTAGCTTCATGCCATACGCCGCACCCGATTCACTCTCTCTATCTGTGACTGAAACAATGGGGGTCTCTGATCCTGTACAGGCGCCACCGGGGTTAAACGTCAAACCGAGAGTGCCATACCCCGCCCCGGCATCCGTCTTGGTCACCGTGGCGGTAGCGTCAATCTCATACTTAGCGCCCGCAACATTGTTGATAAAAGTACCGACCAAGTTAGTGAGTACTTTAGTAGCTGAGTTCCATGTATTGGAGTCGGCGGTAGCCGTGACGTCAAGGACTATTTGTCCGACCTGTACAGCATCATTCAAGTCCCCCGCACTGGGCACGTCACCGGCGGCAAACGTAATCATATGATTCTCCCTACATTTGCCAGTGCGAGGGGCGGTAGATGGTCACTGCCTCACCAATGGCATGGCTTTTAACAACACCATTATCCGAACGTGTTACTGTGAGTGTCTGCGGGTTACCAAATATAATAACAATCCCTCGACTGTTGGCGACTGAACCTCCGTTAACTACAAAACTAGACGCGGGGGTCGCCACGCTATTTCCAGTAAAAACCTGGTAGTCCCATACCAGACCCTGTGTGCTACCTAACGCACTGCTGGGCTCCGCGATTTCTGTCGGCCCGCCCAGCAGAGTATCCACTGATGTCCAGTTGGATTCTTTCTGTCCAAAGAAAACAGCCATGCCATCGGCGATTGTTGTAGTCAGTACTTGAGGGAATGCTATGTTCTGTGCATTGTTGAACTGTTGACTGACTGCGAGGATTGTGGCTGGCATATTGCGGAATGTTGCTATCTGTGCTGACACCGTATTGCCTGCCACACCACCAGTAGTCGTCACCGTGGGAGCGCTCTCACTCGCCCCTGCCGGTTTATACATAATGCTGACGTTGGCTAGTTGTTGCAGTACGGTGTACCCGGCTGGCACATTGACCGTTGCGGCGATATTTCGTATGGCGGCGAACAACAGCATGGTGTCGTTGGTAGTCGTACCGGCAGGAATCCCAGGTGCCACACTAGCATTGTTGGCGTGTGCTGCCGTACCTACAGCAATAAACGATGGGGCGATTTGCGTAATATTTGTACACACCATGCGCTCACCACCCATCATGATTTTAAATGGGAAGCTTCCCGCCTTGGTAGTCCAGAGATCTCCGACACGCGTAGTGTCCACGGTAAAGCTGGTAGCTGACGTATTTATCGCGGCACGCAAGGTAGTTGACTTGGAGTCAAGCCGACCAAAGGTAGTATCTGCTACGGCGAATACATCATAAGACGATGCCGGTGTGCCAATAAGATCAAACTCATGAAGAAAACCAGTAATCGATTCACGGTAACCAGTGAGTTGCTGATTGACATCGTTGTAGACAATCAGAGATGACGCGGTGGTTACCGAGAAATTGTCCCCTGGGCGGATGTCTAATAGCTTCTGTCGTATGGATGGTAAGGCCACGATGTCCGCACGATGAGTTTCAATAGTTACTTCAGGGTAACGCGGTTCATCTGTGGTACCAAGGGCGACCCGCCATGCCGCTATCTGAAACAATTGATTATCAAACTGGGAGTTGACGGTAACCTGGCTATCATATATCCCCACTCCGCCCTTGCCCGGTGGAAGCGTTGAGTTAGCGCCTGTAGTTTTTTCAGCCACAGCGGATGATCCGCCCACGCGAGTAACCTTGATACGATTACGTGGGTCACGATCATCCTTGAGTGGTATTAGATCTTTGGACAGCTGGTGGCCGGTATAGCTCAAGGTAATGACAGGTGTTCGGTTACAGAGTTGCCGACGGGTGCGGTAGACCAGTGCGCGATCCCCCTTGGACTCATGCAAGTTACCCATGTCAAGCTCAGGGCATTCTTTAATTAAGGTCCCTAACGGGTTCACTAGCTGCGCACCCATGAGCGTAGAGAACGCCCCGCCCTGTTCGAAGCCGACACGGAATTGATTCTCATCCGCCAGCCGACCAAGGCGGTTGACTACATAGTCACCTTCGAACGCGTGCGATTGGAAGTACAAGTCGTACAGCGTAGAGATTATATTCTGCACACTGAGGTGCGCATAGCCAACCTGGTCCTGTGCGTTGCCGGGGTTGACCCACACTTTATCCACGGGGGCAACCGTTACCGCCGTAGCCGTACCGGACGCTGAGCCGCCGGTAACACCATCACCAGTAAATACGTTATAGAGGTTCATTGCCCACGCGACATCAGCGCCTGACTGCTGTAGTTCTACCGAGTAGCGCTGAGCAGTGTTGTCCACATTGAATGTAATTACTGACGACAAGTACACACTGTCGGTTTCTGACTTCCACGCCTGAAGCTGTATCGCGCCAACGGTTTTGTACACCACTTGCCAGAACTTCACAGTTGGTGTATTGGTGTAGAACCGCAACAGAATGGTGTCATTGGTCACCCCGCCAGCGGCCGGGATTGTCATGATCCAACGCACCTGTATTTTATTACTGAACGTGTAGGGCGGGACGTCACCGATCCAGTCCGCATTATGCGCGACCACAAAAGGTGCACTTGCCTTCACAGTGGTGTACGTGGCGAACTGCGGTGACCCTTTAAGCACGCGCATAGATGGGAAGCCGGGCAGCCCGCTGGCAAAGTCCTTAGAGTCCGTGCCATCTTCCAACGGCCAATAGGCGACAACCCCCGGCTGCCTGGGTATTGACCGGCGGAGTGTGGAGTCAACGGGACTACTCGCCTGCAACAGTCTGCGCAGGATGCCACTGGCCTCAATGGTTGTCGTGTTCTCTTTGCCACCAGCCTTAGGCTTAGGTGGCCAGACAGATACTTCACCGGAGAACCGTGGCGCACGCACCTGGTAATTGTCATACTTGACAAGAACAGGTTTTGTATTTGTGTTACCGGTAGCCACCCCAGTGCGGATACCGACACTGCCTTGGTTGGGGAAGTACTCAGCTACCGCACTATCTACATTGACTTGCCAGTCAAGGGGTTCAGGATCGGACATCTGCCATAGCTTGGCGCGGTATCGTACTCCCTCACAAGCCGCTTTAATATTCATCCACTGGCCGGAGAATGTGATAGGTGATGTGTAGTCTGAGGTAAGTACGGTTTCGGCGCCACCGGATGTTATATGACGGAAGTTAATAACGAACGCTCCGGCCGGACTCAAGGTAATACGCATGAGCTTCTGACCATTGGCGTCTTTGCGGAATATCAGGTTGGCGGGTTCAAGGTTGCCACCGGTTACTGGGTTTGGTACCACCAGGAAGCTCACCTGTTGCTCTACATTGGACAGTTGTATATCCTCCAATGTGGACTGTCTATAAGCGACAGTTGTCGGAATGCTGTGTATGGCAACAGTCCCGTCAGTTGACCAGTCGGTGGCATTAACCGTGCCGCCAACACCTACCGTCGTAGTGAACGCCAGTCCCGCCCCCGGGCTACCAGGAAAATTGGGGTTGCCCGACGTCGAACCCCAGCTGTTCGAACTGACTCGGTTGAATGTGTCGTAAGCCAGACCACACAGCATACGAATAGGAGTGTTCAACCCTAATGTTCCATAGTACGGGCTTACTGGATTCCATGGTACATATTTACCCGCACGGTTATCCAGCGTCAGTGCCATCTTGCACGGGGTAGGCACGCTATCATTGATGCCAAGGTTAGCGTGTTCGATCTCAATACCGCGTACACCACCCTCACCGCGCACGTCGGCGGTAACCGACACCCAGTCGTTTGTTACATACAAATCTACATACGGATCTGGATCAAGTAATGCCATTAGTTCTTACCCCCAAACGAACGCTGAACACTGCCGCCATTCTGCTGGACAATGTAACGAATGATGTCTTGGAACGCGCGCGCTATCCGTCCATCGGCTCCCGTGAAATTAAATGTAATCTCAGGACTCCAGCCATTATTACCTTGTAACCCGAGGTTGCCATCATGTGGATTAATACTTGAACCTGTTGGCAAAATTACTTGGTCACGGTTGGGGAGCGTCGCGGTTTCAAGACCCATCTCATTAACGTTGATGACACCCGTACGCGCACCGCCAGAGGCCGAACTGACACTGGCAGCCGGACCACCGGCGGCCTGGTACCTCGAACGATAGACACTACCAGACGCACTCAGTGACGTAGCAGTATTCACACCAGTTACCGTGTTCACCTTGATGTTAATTACACGGCCTTGCGCGTCTTGGATGAGGCTAGTAATTGAGTTCCTGGCGGGATCGGTATTGGCAATAACTGAAATATAGCCGTTGGGCAAGCTGCGAATTTGCGCGCCGAGTGATACCGCCTTTTGTATCTCGGGTGCCAGGTTCGATGTGACCAGCGTCGACACATTACTAGGGATCATGCCGTACGCATTAGCCATAAGCTCAGCTTGTGTCTTGGTAAAACCCATCTTCTGTGCGGTATCAACAAACTGTGCACGCATCTCTGTCAGTTTGCTATTGATCTCACCGGCCGAAGCGCCACTGTCTTTCATTGCTTGTGAGGTTGCCGCGAAATCGCTTTCAGCATTTTTCACTAGATCAAAAAGCTTGCGACCATCCGCACTGGTCAGATTGATCTGGCCGCGTGCGTCAACCAAACTATCGGCCCATTTACGTGTACCGGCATTAACTTCCTTGAACCCGCCGTCTTTGACATTGAACCCAGCAATGAAGTCAAGCCATGTTTTGGTAGCGGCCTCGACGTCTGGCTTCCGCCCGGCCATGGTGTCCATGATGGTCACAAGCGCGGAGACCTTTTGCTGCGCAGACGAAGCGCCATCCGCCAGGGTCTTGAAGTCAGCAGCCAACGTGTTGGTGTTGGTCGCCGCTGTACCGGCGGCAGTAGCGAATGCTTCGTTCTTGAGAATAGCTTCCGCCATGGTGGTGTTGCCGCTGGCGAGAGCAAGTTTCAACATGCGTGCGTTGTCGGCACTGGTAGTAGTAACCGCCTGCTTGCTGGTCTCCGTATCGATATACGTTGTGCCATTGGCGATAACTAGATCTAACTGATCATTGACTGCTTTCATGGCGTCCTTGTTACCAAGGAAGCCGTCGGTCAGTTGTGGCAGTGACATACCTAAGCTCTTCGATACCTCAAGTACGTTCTTACCGGTATCACCAACCTTGGTGTTGACCAGTGCTTGCGCCGCCGATGACCGCACGTTGGCGTCAACAACTCCCTTTGACTCACGCAATGCAGCTGACAAGCTCGATACGTTTTGCTCGTGCGCCTTAGTCGCTTCGGCTACGCGTTGTTCGTCCTTGGATAACTCATTCAGTAGGCCAGTCAACGCGAAGCCACCAACGATCATCGGCCCGATACCGCTGGACAGCAGGCTGCCGAACCCTGACTTGACCTTGCCAATAAAACCCTCCCCCTCGCTAAGAGAGGTCTTGAAGCTATCCCATGACTTGCCTACCTGACCGAAGCTCACCATATCGATAAGTTTCATACTGGTAGCGAACGTGCTAGCCATAGGGATTAATGGCCCTAGCACGCCTATCAGCGTGTTAGCCAAGTTAAGGAGCAGTCCAACACCGGACAATGCAAGCGTAGCCCCCGAGGCGATGCCGGGCAGTGCTACGTGTGCGAAGTTCTCTACAACCGTTGCCGCTGAATCAACAACATGCGCAAGTACAGGGAACACCGTACCTGAGTTATTCGCTAGGTCAGCGAGCACCCGACCGGCGAAACTACCCAAACGTTCGACAATAACCCCGAAGCTACGGAACGCGTCACCACCCGCTCCGGCCCCCTTACTTGATTCGGTAAAGAAATTAGATACCCCCCTACCGGCCGAGTCCAGCATGTCACCAAGCCCGCTAATGGTCTGACTCGACGCCTTGGCGGCAGTAACCAAGCCAGGCATGGCAGTCTGCGCCAGCCTGCTCACACCGTCGAACATGCCGTTAATCAATGGCTTGGCGGCAATAAATCCCTCCGTAAGCTGAGGCTTGAGCGCGTTGAACGTTCTGCCCAGTGTCTCAGCACCATTGATAAAATCAACCGCCATACCAGTGGAGGCATCCTGCACTTGGGTTTTGATACTATCCCATGTGGTTTTGTAGGCAGCACGAACAACCGCGTTACTCGACTGGGCGGCAGCAGCGATTCCCACAAAAATACCAGCGGCGCCTACCGAAGAAATACCAGCACCCAACGCGCCAGCGAACAGCGCTCCCGCCTGGAGGCCAGTAGATTTCATCTCACTCATCAGACCGCCACCGATGAGTTTCTTAACATCTACCTTGGAAGTTTTGTCGGTTGTAGTTGTGTCCGCTTCCTTACTACTTTCCTCTCTGGCACGTGCACGCTCCTTGCTAAGTTTAGCTTCAGCATCGGTAACTGCGCGCGTAGCAGTCTCCACATCACGAAGCTTCTTAGCTACCAGTTCCTCAGCGGCAATACGTTGTGAGTCCTTAGCTTTTTCATTCTGCCTGATCTCGGCTAGCTTGACCTCCGCCACACGCAACCGGCCAGTCTCATCCGCTTCACGCTTGCGAGCAACACTAACTTTCTGTGAGGCCTTCTCAACTTCAGCCGCCATTCCCGTGCCTAGAGCGGCTCCCGCCTTCTGGCCAGCGGCTTTTGAATCATTGACCAGATCATCAGTGAATGTTTTAAATTTCTTTTTGACCGGGTCTAGGTCGGTATCATCGTGCGTCTTGACATCGATATCGACGTTATTCATTACGCTACCGCCGGTTGAATATCATGCCCGACAAGATCAGCTAGCGGATCATCATCGTCATCCGGATCGATAATCGTCTGAGCTTCCTCGGAAGTTGTGCCCTCACGTTCGACAATCAAGCCATTATTCATCCACGTACGAACTATCTGTTGCACAAAATTAAGATCATGACTCATTAATGCGTCACGGGTGCATGGCACCGACGTGCCGTCAGCGTACTTGAGGTCCCAACTGTCCAAGCACGCAATGAACTCATCAATCCATGACAAAGGATTCTCTACACTATTGTCTAGCAATGGCGCTAATGTGTCCTCCCATTGCTGGGCGGATGGTTCTACGGTATTGACAACCAGCCCGCCGAACTCGGCGAACCGCATTGTGACCACCATCTTATCCCTGACATAAACCATTTCCCACTCCCTACAAATAAACGGGGGTAGCGATTGCCACCCCCGCTCAGCCAACATTGTTTCCGTTACGCCCAAACAGGTACGGCGCCAGTTGCCAACACGCCGGGAGCCTTGATGGTAATCGCACCGCCGTTGTCCCGCGAAAGATTGTAATCCGTGAACTTGATCTCAGGTGCGAACGTTGCGCCACCAACCGTGATAGTTACGGTTCGTGCGACGTCTGTAGAAATAACTGTCTTGAATACATCATGTGAACGGTTGGCTGCCGTGTTAAACAAGATGCTTGGGTCAAAGGCGACATCTGCAAGCAGTGCCAAGCGGTCCATGCCCGCGTTGTCCAGCCCCGTAACATCCTGCATTGCTCGGGGGGTCGACAAACCGAATGCATTGATATCATCTCGAATGTCACGGGGGGTACCGCCGGAGTCATCAATACTCATCGCGGTCATCGCTACGCCGCTAGACTTGGCCATGGCTTATCCTTTCCTAATCTCATTATCGAGACTGTCTTGGTGGTTACGGAACTTGTCCACCCAGTCACCAGCATTTGAGTACCGTTCAAGTGTTGTGCGATCGTATTCTCTGAAATCGCCGCGCACTACCGCAAGCTTAGGTGGTCGGTCCAAGGGTATCTTGTGCGGGTTCCCCCGACTTTCCAGGCACTGTTGCTCTGCTGGAAAAAAGAATGTCTGCGTACCAGGCGGGAACCCCAGGGGGGTATCGCAAAGACTGAATTTATAGTGCGCGGCATTAAGCTGCGATACGATCAGCGCGACGTCCTTGTCAGGTGTCAGCGGCAGTACAAAACCTTCTGTGTAGTGTTTGCACTCTCCCCACTGGGCAGCCTCTTGACATGTCACTGTGCGGTAGTGCGTAGCTATCGGCGCCGAGTAAATAAATGTCTGACGATCCTTGGCCGGTAGCTTGACCATTTGCCGCGCTGTTGCGTAGTAGTCCATTTAAATCAACACATTTATGGTGTTAACTACTACGCTCACCGCAAACGTAATAGATGTGAATGTTCCGGTAGTGACCACCCGTAGGTAGCGCTTGACTGCCCCATTGCGTGCGGTAGTAATACGTTCTGAGGTAGGTGCGGCAGTGACTACTGTGAACGTACTACCTGTGAATGTTGCGAAGGGGTCACCCCCGCCATTGTCAGTAGAGCCCTGCAACGCGATTGTGCAGTTAGTTCCTGTGAACGCGAACACGTGAAGGTAGGCTTGCAACCCGAACACGTTCGGCACCGTGAAGTCCACACTGGCGCCGTTGGTGGCGGTGGTGTCAATCCGCATACCCGCTGTCAGCAGATTTCCGTTGTCCCAGAACGAACCCTTAGAGCTCTTACCGTCCACTTTGAACAGCAGTGAGCCATCATTACCGCGCGTCGGGTCGTAGTTCAGTTGCTTAGTGAACAGGTTGAACGCAACTGCACCCAGTGTTTCTCTGTGGCATAGTGTAGTTAGTTCATCGGTAACTGGTAACGTCGCCAAATACACGTGCGCGTGACCAGCGGTATTGTCCAGCAGTGTCTCATAGTTGAAATCGCCATCCGGTAGCAGGCCCAACCGATCGAACGCTTTCATTCGAAGGGTAGTCGAGTCCTGCATTCCTTTGGTGCCACCGATTTGCCATTTCTGTGTCTCACCTGACAGGTCCCGTCCGGCCACGTAGAGCGCATTACCAAGACCATGTTCAGCCATGGCTCACCTACCTTACTTCTGCTGGCGGCAAGTGACGGTTGACTTTATTGGCAACCGCATGCGCCGCATTGATCCATGCGACAATTACCTCAAATTTCATATCAACAAAGTCAGGTAGTTTCTCCCCCGTGATAACCGACACACCACCAGTCGATTCACAGTAGGCATTGTATGCCGTCAAGCCCAGATCGTAAAGGTATGGGTTACCACCAGCCGGGTCTTCTGTAGTCATTCCCTCTCCTCCTTAAATTGTCTGTGGGAAGTAATCAGTAATGATTACTGGTATGTATATCTCTGCAATACGGAACTTCATGTTGTCCTGGTCTAGGTAGGCGAGCACAGCAGACAGACCGTCCGAGTCCGCCCCATTGGCGTCCGTCCACACACCTTGGTCAGGAATACCCAGACTGATCTGTGCGTGGCAGCCACGCATAATTGCCTCAATATACGCCAGTAGATCAGCATCTATTTTGTCAAGTGGTTCTTTCTTGGCGTCCACGTAAATCCGACAGATAACATCCAGCCGCATTCCAGCGGTAGCCAGACCGCTCAGCCTGGGTACGATTTTAAACCCGCCGGGGGCGCCTTGTGGCGCGCCGATAAAGAATGCAATTGCGGGCAGGCTTCTGGGTGCCGAACGTGGTTCATGCTTTGCCACAGTCTCGAACAGCTTGGTCCGTTGTGCGAAGGCGGTTACGCGATCAAGGATTTCTTCACCGCTTACGGCAGCCATTAGAAGCCCCCATTGAGTTCACGCATTAGCTTAGCCACCAGCGGCGCAAGAATCTGCTCACTTTGCTGGTCAAGGCGGATGGCGGTATCTCGGAAGGAATGGTAACCCTTGAACCGCGTAGTCCGGTTGCGTGAACCGGTACCCTCAAGCCACCGGCCATAGATAATGAACTGATCCCAGACGCGCCCCCAACTTCCTCTTACCTCAGAAATAACATGACTGACGTAGTACCCCGTGTTAACCCTAATTCGAGCGTTCAAGGTCATTCGAACCATGCGGGCGCCCGCTTCGGCTACAGCACGTGTTGCGTCATCAGTAAATCGTTCAACAGCATGGGCACCGCGTTCGTCAAACACAGGACCTTTTTTCTTGACAGTGAACTCGATCATCAGACTGCCCCCGTCAAGAACCGCCCATGGGCAAGCTGGACGCGTATTCGTAATTCATCCAACGCATGGATGTTCATGGGGGTTGCCCGGTCGGAGGTAGATCCAGCCATGTGCGCATAGCTCGCCGAATCTTGCTGTAACGCATTGAGCGCTTCGGCACGTGCCAAACGGCGTACCAACGGCGGGAAGACAAAGAGCTGCACAGCGGTTGGACTAGGCGTGTCTATAGCGGTCGTACCGAGCACGGCACGTTCGACAGTAAGCAGCCTTGCAACATTCACTAATGTAATAGTGGTGTGTGCATTGAGCACAGTGCCATCTACCGCACGTTTGACAATGAGTTTATTACCTACGATGTCACGGATGATCATTCGCTCGGACTCGATAAGCAACATCTCACCAATGAAATAACTTGCGCCACTGGTGACCGTGAAAGTGTCATCACTGCTCAGATTGGTCAGTGTTATCGGTACCGCGTTGAGTGAATCGGTCCACCCCTTTGCGGTAATAACCAACCGCTCATTGCCAATACGAATTAAGCTACCAATGCCTAGCTTACTACTATTGTTAACTGTTACCGTTGTTCCTGATAGGTTAGTTGTTGTGGTTGCTACGCTCTGCTCATTGATCTTGTGCCCATAGGTGCCACTAACTGTGATGCTCGCACCCATGGCAAGTGGGAATGCTGTTGCGGCAAGGAAAGCATCAGTGTTGAGCACCGTGCTGTAGGGCGGGCCGGTGTCTGCTGGGTGCAAGGAGATGCTACTAGGCGCTACGGTCTGGCCGTCACCATTGACCACACTGCTAACTGAGATCAGTTCATTCTTACCCAGCTCTAGAATACGGGCGTTCTGTGTCCAGTCTTGTGGCCAAGGGAATTGCCGCGTGGCCACAGTGGGGTAGAACACGCGTCGGCAGAGCTTCTCAACCGCGTCTGACGACTCATCAAGTGCCTGCATTACCTCAGCGTCTTTACCCGCCGAAGATGAAATATCAGCGGCACGCTTGACATCCTCCATTGAGGCGTACCAAATTGTGACCATGCGTTGCTTCCTCTGCTGTCCGAGGTAGGTCTATGAAGTTGTGTTATTTAGCTTGGGGTTTCTGCTTGGCTTGCTGGGGCAAGGGGTCAGGCATATCTAGCTGCACCTGATTCGGATCTTCTGCTGCCTTTGCATCAACTAGTTTTTGTGCTTCGTAGTCGAACAATGAGTTCTCACTACCGCAGTTGGGGCACACAATCAATGGTGCCGCGTAGGCGGTAGTGCATTCCGAACATATTTTCAACATACCGTGGCCTTTCAACAACCGAAATCAATACGGAGATTATGTAGCTTTTTTGCGGCACTTACCGCACGTGCGTTATTCGGGTCTGGCGGTATTGGGTTATCTACCGCTACTAGTAAATCGCACCATTTCTGATTACTCCTTGCTATCGAATAGTTTGTGTACCAGATAGTTGTTACCGCGATAAGTACGGTTGCAGCAAAAGCTATCAGCAGTGTCCATGCCAGTGGGCGCCCAGTACCATCAACATCAATACCGTCTTCCTCTGTCATATCAGCCGACCCCCATCAACCTTAAGCATTGTCCGATTCCGAGTCCGAAGAGTCCACAGTAGAGGCTTGTGGTTGCAAACCGGTAGCAGTACCACGCGCGATCGATGTCAAGCCAACTACACTTTGTAAACCCACTAATGTTGTGCACACTAGCAGTAATGCTATATTCGCTTGGTTGGTCACTATCTGGTATACGATTCCACCCGAACCAATTGAAAACAGCAGAAGGTCTTTCACTATCGCTATGCGTCTCTTCGCTCTGGTACTCACGCACGGGTTACCCAATCTGTGCGGCAGGAATGGGGAGCTACGGGGGCTAGGTAACTCCCCATTTCCTACTTACTCGAATTCGTCGAACTCGGTTGTGTCGTCGGTAGTGCGTGTACTCGCACGCCGACTGGTAGTCGATTTAGTGGATGCCCGGCCCGTCTTGCGGCCACCTCCAGCCGTCGAACGGGCAGTAGAGCCCTGTGCCGAATCGTCCGGGCTGGAGGGGCTCTCCATCGTTGGGGCAGGCTCTTGGGGGTTCTGCCTCACTAACGTGTTTGAGGTTTCCTCGCTGTCTGAGGATATCGAGGAGTCCGTACCATCCTCCGGCACTGCTGGCGATGGCGGTTCACCTCCTAACATCGCTCGGCGAATAACTACTGGTGGCTCAGGATCGTTCATTTCATGAGCCGTATACGATTCTCCGTGGTGTGTTGCCTTGGCCATTTAATTCTCCCGGCCTAAGCGTTCGGTTGTGCCAGTAGATCAGGTTTACGCATGATCTTAAGTCCCGACGGAATATAGAACAGTCCGCCAAGAATGGTGCCACCAGAACCCGGGTCTGCGATGTTCACCGATAGCCACTCGAAACCCGCACTCATGGGTCCGGTTTCGATTTCAAAAGCCACCATTTGCTGATGAGTTGCGTAGGTAGCTCCGGCAAGGGTGAGCGTGGCGGCAGCCGCTTGCGTGGCCTCTACCCATGGCTCAGAGCCTAGGAGGGGGCTTGCTACCGATTTGCGGTACCAGTCCGTGATAGCCGCCAGGTTTTGTGACGTACCACCGGTATTGGCGTTGTGTTCCTGCAACGTAAGAACAACATCATCCGCACCCGCTGAAGCCGCATTCTTGAAGAACAACACTCCGAGAGTGTCATAATTGCGCATGTGGATGCGCTTGCCGGTGTTAGCTCCGGCAGCAAGGTCAGCAACCGCATTGATACCGACCGCGAGATCAAAGATATTACCAAGACCGCGCACTGTTTTTCCTTTCAGCTAGTAGTTACTGCTGCCGGACTAAGCTGTAGTGCATCGCTCGCAGCCATCAATTCATCCAACAGGCCTTGCGCTTCGGTATCGGATGCATAGCCACTACCCAATACCATTTTCGTGGTAAAACCACGAAACATATTATCCGCTCGTACTTCAAACTCGCCTGACTCACATGGCCTAACAGCAAGCACTACCGCAATATCTGGACAGAGGTAGCTCTTGTTCTCAAGCTTGATCCACACGTGGGTAGCCTCTCAGTTGAGCTTCACGAACGGCGACAGGGTAGAGCCATTGTTCTGAGGAGTAATAGCAGACTGAAGCCACGGGCGCCCGTCAAGACGCTCGATAACACGGAACGCGGTCAAGTCATTCTGGAAACGGAAGTCCTCTGACTGCCGTGCCGACATAGCCTGCCGGTCACCCAACAGGTAGAAGCCAAAGTCGACCAGGTTGACATCACCAGCGGTACCCAGCGCACGAGCCTTCTCTGACACGATAATCGGCAGACCAAGCATGCTCATAGGCGGCATCGCGGAACCAGTTGCGAAGTAACCACCACCCAGCATAATGGGACTGGTACCACCGGTCATGACCATTTGGAAAAGCTGAGGAATAGTATCCGGCGAGACAATCCACACCGCGCGGTCAAGGCTCTGTGGCAGCATGCGCGCGTACATCGCGACAATGTCAACCCACTTGACCGATGCACCTGTGTTACGTGTAACCGCGATCGATGCTGGCGCATTGAGGAAGCCAAGTGGCTCACCAACACCGGAGCCGACAAAGAACGCGACATCCTCGAACCAGGCAATTGCTTCCGGGAAGATCCCACCAATGAACGCCTCAAGCGACGGTTGCGCGTCACGAATGAGTTCATTCGGTACCTCAGTGTACAACGTAAGTTTCTGCGCACGCAATTCGACCCGACCGAAACGAGGCCGCGATTCCGTAAGCGTCGCGCCTTCCTCGGTCCAGTAACCGACAACGCCACCGAACACAGAGCTGACATTCGACGTGCTGTCAATCGATGGGAACGGAACCGTCAGACTGTCCATCGGAATGACCCGCGCACGTGGTCGAACAATAGCTTTTTCCAGCGCCACACGCAGTAGCTCAGCCCGCAAAATCTCAGGAATGAGGAAGCCACCGTCCGAAGGCTTCATACTGCTCATCGCGTCCTTGAGCGTCTCAAGCTTGCGCGACAAACCATCATTCACATAAGCGTGGTTCGAGATCGAATGCAGGAACTCAGTAGTCGTACCGAACGAGTCGTCGAACTTGGCGCCAGCCGCATTTTTGTTGTAGATAGTGTTCGGCTGGATCTTGCTGCGAGCGTTCGGGTTGTCCAGATTGAGCCGCTTCGCAATCGTCGTGGCCTCAACGGTTTCGTTGTCCCGCAACCATTGGATCATGAAGTTTTCGAACTGTTCTTTGCTCAGGTACCGG